CCGCCGCCGGCCCCTACCCAGGTGCCGACGCAATCCCTGCAGACGCAGACTGCGCTGAACCAAGTTAGTGGTGCTCAGCAACGACTCAACATGGAGTTAGGTGCTCAGCTGGACCGCACGAATGCTGAGTTCTTTGCCGGACAGGATATCCGAAGGACTCAGGCTGCTGGTGGTGAACAACGTCTGACGATTGCTGCAACCGGTGAGCAGGAGCGTGCAACCACTCTTACGCGTGGCGAACAAGAGCGGCTGGGTATTGCCGCTACGGGTGCTCAATATCGTGCAGGCCTCGAAACTGCTGGTATCCAAGAGCGTCAAACCACCGTTACTCGTGGTGAACAAGAGCGGCTCGGCATTGGTGCTACCGGTGAACAAGCTCGCCTGACGCAATCTCAGCTTTTGGCTGGACAAGAGCGTCAAATCGGTCTGACGGGTGAGCAGCAACGCTTAGGGATCGCCGCAACCGGCACTCAAGAGCGTCTGACTCAGGCCGAACGCTTCACTGGTGAAACCGGACTTACCCGCGTACGTGGTGAAGAAGAACGCCGGGGTATTGTCACGACCGGTGAGCAACAGCGCGAAACTGTTGGCCGCACCGCTCAGGAACAACGGTTAACCGACTTGCAGCAAGAGATGTTCCGGCGCTATAAAGAGCAAAGAGACTACGAGCAAGCTCAACAGCAGTATCGATCATGAAGGACTGGATTCAAGGTTTAACAGACAAAGACCGAGAATCCTTCCTTACATTCTGCAAACGGACTAACTCCCCAATCCAGATGTACCTGTATTCCCGGTTTCTCGGGTTTACGGGCAGCATCGTGGAATGTGATGAGTGGTCTAAAAAAGAGTATAAAAAAAGAGATTTTAACGGTCTTCTTGAGATGGAGATTGACTCGATGCAGCAAGATATTGCCAAGCTGCGCGAAGCAATTGACATGGGAATGGTTAAACAGGATATGGGCACATCGCGCATCGCGATGATGCAGAAAGAACTTAGAGGCTCAATTAAGCAACTTAACGATGAGAAGATCCTCCTCGACAAACAAGGTTTGATTCTCGCTGGTGCAGACCGAGCCTTGCGGGAGATGTTGTCTATCTTTCGAGACGACCCAATCGAGGGTCCTCTCCAAGAGGCTTCGATGGGTGTGTGGACAAAGATTCTGCAGGAAGAATCTTAAAAATTAGTACGCTATGCTACGGGCATGGCAGGCACTAGTATCTACAGCGTTTATCGTCGCACCGCTAGGGCTGCGGCTCAAAAACGAGTTGTTAAACAATCGTCAACTGTAGATGTAGAGCGGGCTCGAAAAGATTTTGGATATTTTTGTGAAGTCGTTGGAGATAAACCACCGGCGACTCACCACAAAGAGTGGCACCAATACTTATGCACCGGTGACGACAGCGAATGTCTGGTTGGAATTGCCGGACCCAATGTGGATATTCTGGCTCCACGGGGTTCAGCAAAATCAACTGTGTTGGGTTTGTTTACAGCTTGGGCAATTGGTATCCACGCTCTAGCCAAAAAACCGCTCAAAATCCTTTATATTTCTTACACCGTAGATGTGGCGCGACCTAAGAGTGCTGCCATTAAAAGAATTATTGAAGAGAGTAAGACTTACTCGGAAGTCTTCCCAAGTGTAAAGATTGCCAAAGGAATCAACTCCAACGAATACTGGAGCATCGATTGGAAATTTGCAGGTATTAAATCTACTGGTGAAGAAGAGTTTACTGTTTGTTGTGCGGGTTTGAAGGGTGCAGTGACATCCAAGCGATCTCATCTTTGTATCATCGATGACGCAATTAAATCCGCAGATGATATTAAAAATCGGGACATCCGTGCAGCCATGGAAGATAACTGGAACTCAGTTATTGTTCCGACTATGTTCGAGGGTGGGAGAGCCATCTGCCTAGGAACTCGGTTCCGACATGATGATATCCACAACACTACCTTCACACCCACAAACGACTGGATCCAAATCGTCCAATCGGCAATTACTGTTGATTCAGAGGGTGAAGAAATATCATATTGGCCAGCCCTCTGGTCCCTGGAGTACCTACAGGATCGGCGTCGACAAGCGCCAATTGCATTTAGTTTCCAGTATCAAAATCAAATTGTCCAAACCAGTGAGCTCTCTCTGTCTCCGGATTTGATTGTTAAAGGTGCAATCGCAACTCAGTTTGATTCTTTAGGTGTTGGGGTTGACCTATCTGCAGGCATCCGTGAACAGAATGACTATACCGTCTTCGTGATGGGTGGACGTGTGGGGCAGAAGATACACATCATCGACTGCAAACGAATTCGGATTATGGGCAACCTGGAGAAACTAGAAGCCCTCATGGAAATGATGGAAGAGTGGGGCGTTGTACATAAGGACAACAACAGGTATTTCCCCACCGGATCAAATATCGACATCTGGTCTGAAGCAGTTGCATATCAGGCATCCTTGGAGGCGGATTTTAAACGTATTTGTCTGGGAGACCACGGACTGTACAACATGAACTGGCACGCAATCAAAGGATTCCGTGGGGACAAAGTCGCTCGTTTCCGAGGAATTATGGGTTTGTTTGAGCAGCGGAAAATTATTTTTAACAAGTATCGGAGATTCGGACCACTCACCGACGAGATCGTTAACTTTGGTGTTAGCTCGCACGACGACTGCGTCGACGCTCTCGTCTGGCTCTGTAATGGCCTAATGACCAGGGGCAAGCTGGAGCTCGAATTTTAAATTTAGGAGTAAATAGGGATAAAGTATTTTGGACCTAAACTAGGAGAATCCATTTCCAATGTCCACCAGCTATTACACTATTGAGCTTGAGCAGGACGCCTACGGTTCCGCAGTAATCCCTCTGCCTGACGAACTGTGCCATGATATGGCTCTTCAACCGAACGAACGTTTCGACGTTGAAGTTGAGGATGACACAATCACACTCAAACGGATTGCCGCTGGCTACGATATTGAAGAATAAACTGAGATCCAGTAAAACCGATGAGCGATAGTACCAAATCCACCCTCGACGCCATCCTCAAAGCGGTCGTCACAAGGGATGGTACTGGCCCAGCAGATACCATGCTGGTGAATGCCCACTTGTCCCAAATGAAAATGTTTGGGATTCGGCAGGGTGTCGAATTCTATCCGGCTCAAGATAATTTCGGTACGCAGCGATTTGACTTCATTCAGCAAGTCATTAAATTCAATAAATTAGATGCACGACTCGACTCCATTTGGGATCGATTTTTAACGTACGGTAAAGGCCTTTTTTACATCCGGCCCACCAAGAAGACTTATCGCCTGTACTGGTTCGATAAAGATTCATATCGAACCTATTATTCAACCGAAGGTGACTTGGAAGAGGTCATCATCATTTATCCGTATAAAGTCAAATCCAATAAGGGCTTCCAGGGTGTTGGCTTAAATACTGATAAGCGGTATATGCGTCTGCGCATCACCGCAACTGAAATTGAAGAGTTCCACAGCGAACAAGAAATTACCTTTGATATGCCGTCGTTGGAGTACGGCATTTTTGATAAAAAGACAGTCGTAAACACAATGGAGTTCATCCCTTGTGTTGAAGTTTTTAACAATCCGGATGCCTTTGGAACTGAAGGCAGCGGTGAATTTGAATGGTTGGCCAATCAAATCGTGGCACACGATGAGATGGTCAAAAATATTCGCGCCAACCTTTCTTTCTTCGGTAACCCGACACTGCTCTCATCTCGACCCAAGCAAGATATTGTTGAGAGCAGCGAAACCGATCCGGCTCAGCGCCCTAGTATTTCGAGCCAGTCTGGCTTTCAATCAGAATTCTTCCTGTCTAGTTCAACGTTCAAGCAAGACAACGTTACGCGACAGCCACCTGGCTACATTGGTCGTCCTGGAAGCGGTATGCGCGTTCCAAGAGTCATTGCCAACCTGGAGCCAACCGATCGTGTCGGTTTTATTACGCCGAATGCGGTCAGTACTGATCAAGCTCGCTACTCTGAGCAGCTCCGCAGTGAGATTCGCCTGGCATTAGGTGGTATTGATGACCTCAGTATCACTAATGTGACCGCCACTGAGATTAAATCCGCTTACGGACGTGTTAGTGCTACAGCGAAGAAGAAGTGCCTGATGCTGTACACCTATGGTGTTTGTAAGTGCTTCGAATTAATGATTTTCCAGGAAGAGCAGATCTTCCGGAAATCCCTGGCGTACGCATCGGGAATTAAATATCCAACCCCACCAGAAGACCCGAGCGACGAAGCTGCCCAAGCTAAGTACGAAAAACAAAAAGTTAATTACGAGAAAAAATTACAAAAAGCAATTGAGCAAGCTGTTGAAACCAAGGAAGTACCTGATGGTGTTCTTGGCTTGGCTCCGGACGGGGATCGCACTGTAAACTGGCGCTGGATGGGTCCTGTTTATGAAGATACGGCCCAGGATAAACTCAACCAATCTATCTTTACCCGAAACCTACAGGAATTAGGGGTTGATAGCATTGAAGCACTGAAGTATTTATTCCCTTCAAAAACGGATGACGAAATCGCGAGCATGCTCTCCGGTTTCCCATTCCGAATGGTAGGGGAAGTACAGAGGGCCTACTCCGCATTTATAGATCTCGTAAATCTAGAAATGCGGACACCACATCCGCAGCAACCGAATTTACCGATGGCTGCGGATCCGAGACTCGATCTCACTCCCTTCCTTTACCGAACACTCGAAAGCCTACAAAAAGAGGTAACCTATGCAGGCCGATACCGCAATGCCGACCCAATCGGCACCCCAAGTATCCCCGACCCAGCCGATCAGCTACGGGGCTCCGGTGGCGCAGACGGCGGCACAAGCCCCAGCGGTTTCAACGACTTCCCAATGGGTGGCGCCTTACCAGCAAGTGGCGGCCCCAGCCCCGCAAATGCAGGCCCAGATGGGGGTGAACGGGTACCCCTACGCCCCTACAGCGTCGTACCCCCAAGCACCCCAGGCGCCCCAGGCGCCCCAACAGGCGGAGAATCCGTACAAGGAAGCGTTCAACCGAGTGGTGGGGCTCCTGAGTTCGCCCGTCCAATTCCCATTCCAGGGTCAACAGTCGAATCTGAGCCCTCAAATCGACCCGGCCAGCTACGCTTCCCAGCAGGCTCCCCAGTACAGCAACGCGGGGATGCCGACCTCTATGCCTGGGATCAACAACAGCCAGGCCTACTCCAACGGCTCTTCCCAAACTTCGCTGGAAATCAGCCCCCAGCAGCTCCGAGCAAACGGGGTAAGCGAAGCAAGTCTTGAAGTTATTGATTATTTCGGTCCTGATGTTCCGGCGATCCTTAACAACTATGCTTGCCAGCTCGAAGACGCTCTGATCACCACCAACAATCAGCTGATCGAAGCCGTCAATCTGCTTCAGGAACTGTCGAATGAGCACAAAGCTTACGAGACCATCCTGACCGACCCCGACGTGCTCGCTGATTACACCTGTGAGTTCTTCGGCGAGAACGGCCCTTATCCGATCCCTGATGAAGAGATCGGTTACGCCGCTCCCCAGCAGGTTCAGGCCGTTGGTCAACAGTTCCAGCGTCCGGTTGCTCCCCAGCGCCCTGAAATGCCGGTTCCCCCTCAGCCCCAGGCTCAGGGTAATCCCGTTGATTTCTGGAACAGTTTCGGCTCCCTGGCTGAGCGTGACCCCTCCAACGCCTGGCGCTATCTGAACGCTGCCCAACAGAACCCTGAAGTGTTCCGTCAGAAACTGCTGGTGATGGAGTGATAATCGGAAATAACCCGATTTCCCTAAACTTAGTAAACGTAAAATAAGGGGTAGCAAACGCTGCCCCTTTTTATTTAAAAAGGATTTGTTATGGCATCAAAAAAAGCAAGTGCTGGGGATAGAGCCGCTCAGTTTCTCGCTAGTTTCGGGACTGCTGGCGGTCCTATTGGCGCTCCCGGCCTTGTAATGTTTGGTGCGGGTGATACCGCCAATCAAGTTCAATCCGGGAACATTGATGAGTATGCCGCAATTCGTGTTGCGACTGCTCCTGTTGTTGGCAACCCAAATGCGCCACAACCGCCAATGCCCCGAGATCTTGATTCGGCATATCTCAAACTTAATCTCCCTGGATCTCCCCTTCCTCGGAATGGTTTACTGGCTCCGCAGTTTCAAACAGCTGCTGAAAATGCACAAAATATGGCATTCACAAACGAGCAGTATATGGTGATGCGGGCAATGCCACTCGTCCCACCTCTTCCGTTAGGAATTCAACCTCCTATGCCACAGAAAAAAGGTAGCCGCTAATGGACAAATCTAAAGCCAAAAAAGCCGTCAAGAAGTCGACTGAACGTAAGCAACAGGCAGAAGCCCAAGCTGCTGGGGCGATGCTGGCTATGAAAGCAGCTGGTGGCGGGGCGATTGATCCTGAGATTCAAGCGGCACGGATTGACATGCAGCCTGCAGACGGCTACGTGAATCCTTACCACGCCATGGGCTCCATGGCGCCGATGATGTACTCTGCCGGCAATATGCTCGATGGATACAATTATCCCGTGATGGTAAATCCGGAAGCTTAATAATCCGGATTGATAAAGGATTGCTATAATTTTTTTAATGGAACCAACAGTTCCAGAGTTAACAGCTTTGGCTGTTGAGTTTGAGATCGCCTGATCTCAGGTATCAGCTTTCCCTACGCTGAGAAACCAACATGTTTATTGATAACGACTTTCCCAAGCTGTTGGGTGCGGAGCTGTACCGCCCCCATCCGGCTTATATCGTGGAAATGGCTTGCGAGCCTGTGGTCGTCCACGACTTCACCAAACAGCCTGGTCAGACCGTTCAGCTGGATCGTTACCGCTTCTGGGGTAACCCCGGTACGAAGACCAACCGTGAGCGTACCCAGGATCAAACCATCGGTACTGCTAACAGCCGGTCCATCGTGAAGGACAAGGTGCTGGTGTCTCTCCGTGAGTACACCGGTCCTGCTGACCCGAACAATGCCAACCTCCCGAGCACCTTCAAGATTGCTCGCGAGACTCTGATGACCGCTCAGCGTCTGCTGCTGGACACCGGGAACCTCAACATGTTCCACCAGTCCATCGGTTCGCTGACCCTGCTGGATGACTACCGCCGCTGGCGCGACCGCGTGTTCCTGGACGAACTGTTCAAGGCCGAATCCCGTGGTCAGTCCTCCGACACCCAGGGTGGTTACTACTATCCGAACAACCACGCCAAGACTGGTTCGACCACTCTGGCTACCTATACCGCCACCGAATACGCTTCCGAGCGCTTCAAGTTCAACGTTAAGACCGACCTTCTGAACGTTGTGAAGAGCCTCCGCAAGCGCAACGTGCCTGTGTTCGCCGACGGCTACTACCGTTGTATCGCTGATCCTTCCTTCATGAAGGACCTGCGTGCTGACCAGGGCTTCCGTGAAGTGGCTCGCTATCCTGGCGCTGGCGTTCCCAACCCGCTGATGGGCGCCATGGCTCCTAACGCCGCCATCTATGGTGGTGGTCAGTTTGGCCAAGCTCAGTTCGTGGCTGGCGAACCTGTGATGCCTTCCGGCTTTGTGTTTGAAGGTGTGCGGTTCTTCGAATCCACCAACTTCCCCAGCAAGTCCATCACCGTTGACATCAACGACGGCGACGGCTCTGTTTCTCACGACACTCCTCCTGCCCTGTTCTTCGGTCCTCAGGCTGTGGGTGTGGGCATCGGTGGTCCGAACGCTCAAGTTCTGATCAACAACAACGATGACTTCAGCCGCTTCATCATCCTGATTTGGCAGCTGTACGCCGGTTTCGCGAACCTGAACAAGGACTTCGTGACCTGTGCCTTTACCATTACTGAGTGATAAAGGAGGTACTTAACAATGGCTGCTTACAAAGAAGAAGCCGGTGCAATTCTGCAACCCGGTAATCAGATCAACCGCCTCTCCTCCTACAACACCGAAGGTGTGTATGGCTGGCCTGGCGTTGAAGCTTACGAGCTGATTGGCTACATCAAGATTGATAACCTTTCTGCTGATAAGGCCAGCTACAAGAGCTTCAACATCACCATCCCCTCCCCCGACCGTCGTCCCGATGATCGGGTGCGTGACAACCGCACCACCCTGACTGTGCAAGCCAGTGCTGATCGCCCGGCTTACATCTACGGTGCGTCTCTGGCACTGGCTCAGGACATCCCCGCTGGTGGCCTGGCTGGTTTCCCTGCCTCCCCTGTGACTGCCGACCTGCTCGGCACCAACACCGAGGTCCTGCTGCTGGGTCCCGACAACTCGGGTAGCCCCTTCGGCGTCCCCTCCTCGCAGGCCAACGGTCTGGCTGCTGCTAGCTCCAGCCTGACCATCGGTGCTTCCGGCATTGCCCAGGGCACTGGCGACACCACCAACGGCGACCTGCCCTTCTGGACCACCGTCACCACCGCTGGCATCACGGCTGCTAACGCTGCCAACTCGATGTTCTACAAGGTGACCTCTGACCAGCTGTTCAAGGTCTACAACGTCAACGCCATCACTGATACTTCCGTGAACGGCGACGGTGTGTACATCAGCGCTGATGATTCGACCGCCGGTAAGGCTGCTTACCTGCTGTGCCGCGTCAACTACCTGCGTCCTGCTACTGCCGTGTCCTGGAACGATATCCAAGGTTTCGTCGATTTTGCTTCCCAAGTGGGCGGCACCGACAGCTGATCTGTCAATCGATACAAGTGGAGGGGCTCTTCGGGGCCCCTTTTTTTGTTTCCTGTTGTTGGTTTGGGTTTAGTTTGTTAGGCTAAGCAGAGACTAAAATTACAACGATGCTGTATCAATACCGTGTAACCGGCGGTTTGGTGGAAATGATTGCGAAGCATGGCGATGGGATCGTCATGTGCATCGATTCCCAAGATGAAGTTCTTTACATCGATGAATCTGATCTGGTTCCGCACCTGGATGCGACCACTGAGCAGATCAAGACCGAAGAGCGCTTGACCGCACAACTTGCGTCAGAAGGTGTAAACCCAGCGATTCCCACGAAAAAGGAGACCTTCCCGTTAGATACGCGGATGAATATCAACACCGCTAGTGCTCGACAGATTGCGGATGCGCTCCCTGGTGTTGGCCTCAAAACAGCGCGAGATATCAAAGACCTCCAAATGTCGATGCCTGGCGAACGTTTCCAAAGATTGGAGCAATTGAAGGGCATCAAACGTGTTGACTGGGATGAAATTTTTAAAGAGAATTTAGTTCGCGTTGAGTAATTATTTGCGCGTGCTAGTGTGTTACTGGGTACATCTGAGATGGTGTACCTGTAACGCATTTCGTTTCAGTAATGCAACTCGATACCTTCCTTAAGTCTAAAGTCCGCTGGCACCTGGGTTATAACCTGACGTCTGTCCCGGCTGGTGACCAAGCGCGTCTAGAGGAAGCTGTCAACAACATCCAAGATTCGTTCTGGTATTCGAAAATTGTCGAACAGATCGGTCGGTGCGACGAGGCTGAAAAGCGCACTGACATGACTGGCAGCGTGAATAATAATACCGTCCCACGTAGTCGTATTGAGAGCATAGCCGGTGACGTTGATCGTACGATTGCGACCTCTGATTTCAGAGACACGCTGAAAACTTGGACGGCGATTTATTTATACGAGACGGATCGATTAGCCCTACATCTGTATGTCCCCAATTACCGAAATCCCGAGCAAGCTCGGTATCGGTTCAACCGAGAAGGCGCTGAATTCATTCAAGCGCTCCCTGGCCCTGCCGACGTTGCTGTCGGCACTCGCCTTATGCTTTCAAACGATTTCCGCTAACGCCGCGTATTCAGCCCTACGTATGCCTACCGACTTTCGCGAGATAGCAAGACAAAAAGCCCAAAAGTATGGGCTTCTTCCTCAAGTTTTTGAGCGCCAGATTCAAGCAGAATCTGGATTTAATCCAAAAGCTGTATCGTCTGCCGGTGCTCGTGGCATCGCTCAGATTATGCCCACAACCGCCAAGGGTTGGGGTGTTAATCCTGACGACCCGGTTTCCGCATTGGATGCTGCTGCCAAGAATATGGCAGGGTACATCAAGACCTATTTAGGCGGTAAAGCCCCTGGTCAAGAAACGGATCCAGTCAAATTACGTCAAGCGTACGAGAAAGGTCTTCGAGCCTATAACGCTGGTCCTGGTGCAGTAGAAGCCAGTAAGCGATACGCAGAGACTAATCGCTACGTCCAAAAAATTATTGGTCCTGATAATTTCAGTTTTACTGAGGCGATACAGGGTGGTCAGCCTACTAAACCACAAGAAACGGCTGCCCGTGGTCGGACCTACCTTATTTTTGCTGATGAGGAGCCACAACGAGATCCAGCATCTTATTTAGATGATTACATCTTGAACATGGCGTCAGGCAGATCACCACAGATCAAATCTTCCATTGATCCGACTGCAATGTTAACCGCTGCATTTTCGCAGACACCAAAATATATTGAGGGTTAATTAGTATGGCTTCGTTAACAGATGTCGGATATGTAACTCCAGCTGGTCAGGATGTTTTTCCAACGACTGGTCCCCATCTAGATGTTCGCGTTTTAAAAGACGGTAAATATGTAGATCCAGGTACAATCCGATCTCTGTTAACTCGGCTAAAAGTTGGAAAAGAGCGTAAATCTCTTTGGCAAGAAGAAGCCGGCAAATGGTCTCCAAGTTACGCCATTACATCTCCATTTGGTCCACGTAAAGCCCCCACCAAAGGGGCCTCTACCCAGCACATGGGGCAGGATTATGGTATTGCCGGAGGCACTCCCTTAGCCTGGGAGGGCCCCGGCTCCTTTACACCTGGTAAGGGGTACGGGACGATTAAGACTACGGATCCGCAGGGTACTCCTTATGAGATCCGCTTGCTTCACACAAAAGGTGGTAAACCAACGGAAGCGGCACCAGCAATGCAGCCAACAGCTGCTCCCGCTGACACCTACATTGTTATTGGCGGACGCAATAAAGAATTAACCCCAAAAAGTTTCTTAAGTTCCTACCTTCAACAATCTTTGGCTGCCGAAGCCCCAGAAGTTCGCTCAATGATCGACCCGGTCTCAATGCTGACTCAGGCTTTTGCTCAAACCCCTAACTACCTAACCTGATGAGGTTTGCTGCTGTCCCTGGTTATTATCCGAGTTTTCCTGTGACATATCAAAATATGTACCAGGATCACCAGTTGACCACGGCTGGTTTTAGTGATCCATTTAATCCTAGCCGCCAGGAAGTTGAGAAGCGTTGCGGCTATGTTGTTGGATACAACGGTGTAAATGATCCACGTTATCAAATGAATAACCCGTCATATATGCGAGAAGTTGATCGCAGTTATAGCGACAGCATTCCCCCTGTTATTCTTAATAAAAAGCCAGTCCAAAATCAGTTCTGATGGCCTACACAAAACCAGAACTTCGAGAGCGGCTTAAGAACAGGATAAAGGCCGGGTCTAAAGGTGGTAAACCTGGTCAATGGTCGGCACGTAAAGCCCAACTTTTGGCGCAAGCTTACAAGAGAGGCGGTGGTGGCTATAAAGGCGAACGGACCGAAGGACAAAAATCCTTAAAGCGGTGGGGTGAACAGAAGTGGATGACAAAAGAAGAATACGAGAAAAAGAACTAGAGCTGAACTAAACTAAAAGAAAATATTAGCGATCATGGCGGCAGGTTATTATTTTCAGGATACAATTTTTAGCAATAGTCCCGCATTAACGGCGGCTGGGCTTGGTACCACTATTGAAGTCGGTGTTAATGACCTGTGTAGCACAACTGCCTACACCATGATTGTAACGGTGGCCACGATTAACACTAATGTTGTGGTTCGCTTGGAGGGCAGCATTGATGGGACCAACTACGCACCGATCATTGCAGATCAAACTATTTCCAGTAATGGGACCACTGTGTACAGTGTGGGCGATCGGCCTGTTAAATATGTTCGTCCTCGCTTTGTTAGTGAGTCTGGCGGCACGGCTGCAGTAGTGACATTCAGCGTGGCGGCTGCGTAATGGAAAATAAAGTAAAGATTCTGCTTAATAAAACTGTTACCGAGGTAGGTGAATCCTGTCCTCGTGCAACGACTGATATTGAAGAGAACATCAAAAATCGAAATTGGACTATTAAAAACTTTGCCTATGGTCCCTTAAACCCAGATGTTCCGGATCCCGGCTTTTGGGAGAAGAAGGCGGAGATGTGGAACAGTGATGTAAACACTGTCATGTCTGCACGCTGTTGTAATTGCGCTGCATTTGATCAATCTCCAAAAGTTATTGATTGCATCATTCAGGGAATCAATGAGAAAGAAGCGGCAGATCCTTGGGATGTACAAGAACGCGCAAACCTTGGCTATTGTCAGTTGTTCAAATTTAAATGTGCAGGGTCACGCACTTGTGATGCATGGCTTTATGGCGGATCAATCCAAGAGTAATGGCTGTCGACAAGGCTATTGAACCTGGTAAAAAAGGTACCGAGCGTTACCTTCCAGAATCTGCGTGGTCAAAGTTAACGCCAGA